TCCTGATTAACTATCTTCATGTAGTTAAAACGATTAGTATGTGTATTTGTTTAATAAAAAAAGCCCCTAAACTTAATTAGAGGCTTTTTGCTTAAATATTTGTTTTACTATGGGTTAATCGGTGTGCCGTCAACTAATGCTTCAAGTGCGGTTTTAGTTGCTGAATCTAAAAGCGGTGCGATTTTGTTTTCTTGTGCTGAAAACGTTAAATTGTAGCCGTTAAAATCTGCTTTTGCGCCACCTGTTCCGATGGTGCTTCCTGTGGTTTCCATTCCCTCGCTAATTCCTGCGACGTGGTAATTATCGTTATTATCTCTAACGACTATTACAGGTCTACCAGCAACTATCTTGTCAACTTGCGCGTGTGTTAACACATCTTGCTTTTTTAATACTAAAGTAAGTGTTTGAGTGTTAACTCTTGTACCTGCCTCACGGCTGCCTATTAGACCTTGGTCAAAAGTATTGCCCTCTGCTAGTGCTTCAAACTTGTAAACCGTGGTTAACTCTGCTGCAATAGCCGTAACCGCTCCGTCTAGTACTGTAAATGCTCCATCTGCCTCGACAAAATCTGCAAGGTACACCGCCCGAATACCTCCGAGCGTGTCCTTACATGGTTCTGTGCGTCCTTTTGTTACCAAACAACTCATTATGCACCTACGTAATAAACGATATCTTCTGAATTGTAGTAGTTTACACCACCGTTGTAAACCATTTTCATTCTAACTTGTCCGTCAAATAACACATCTTCCATGTCTTTAACTCTTATTTCGTTGTGATCTCCTAGCAAGCCAGTTGCAAAAGCAAGGTTTTTAACCTCGTAAGCAACTATCGTGTTGTCAGCAAGACCGTTTACTATCTCTAAAGTGTAACGTCCGAATACTAATGAAGTATTTGCGTTTCCACCTAGACCGTTTATAGCACCTAAAGAGGTAAGCTTCTGCAAGTACTTAGTTGCAACGTCAGGAGATACAATAAATACAAGGCTTTTGCGTAGCATTGCGGTAGGAATAGAATTTTCTACCAACTCCAAAGCATCGATAACGTTGTCCTTTGTTATTGCTCCTGCTGGTGTAGGCTTAACTACTGCTGCGTCGGCTGCAAACAACTTTGTAAAGCCATCCCACTCACCTACATTGGCAGAGTCTCCGTTCCATATAAGGTCGTCTGTGCGTTGTGCTGTGCTTGCTAAAACCTCGGCAAGTATTGCGCTTTCAATGTCAGCGGCTAGAGTGTCGTTAAATGCGCTTGCACCAAAACCGTCTTCACTCCATGTTTGTCTGAAATCCTCCTTACATACTTCGAGATTGTTCATTAACTTAACAGGAATTATCTGTCGCTCGTTTAAAACGATTGCACCTGATGGAGTAAATCCACAGGAATAACCTACTGTGCCGTCTGTGTATCTTATGCGTCGCAAACTAATTTTATCGTTTACGTTAAATAAAGGCGTAATTAACCCCTTTGCTAGGGTGTCAGCTTCTCTGAATGCTGCACCGATTATTTCACCTGCGACCTTGCCCGCATAGTTACTTGATACTGTTGTAGTTGTTGCCATTTTTTAGTTTCTATTTTTTTGAATTTGAGCAAGTATGCGCCCTTTGGCTGTTGCTGGTCTTTCGGTTAGTGTTACTTGTGATTTTGCCTGTATGCGTGTAGTTGCTGGCTGCTCGCCCATTTTAGAAAGTGCTATTTTAAATTCTGCGTTTTCTTGTTTAAGCTCTGCTAGTTGCGTGGTCAAAGAATTTAAGCCGAATCTTTTTTCTAACGCGTTAAAAAATTTATTCATTTCGTCGTCTGATAGTTCCGCTTCAACTTCTGGCGCTTGCTCTGCTGGTGCTGCTTCTGGTTGCATAATCTCTGCGATTATACCCTCCTCTGCGATAACCATCATAGTGCCATCCTCTAGGCTATACTCACCTACTGGTAAAGGTACTTGCTCGCCCTCGTTCTCAATAAACACCACTGTGCCTACCTCTAGTGCCTCGCCTTCATAAAAGACTTCTACACCGTCAGCGGTTAAAACGCTGCCTGCTAGTTTAACGTCCGCTGGTTTTGATGCGTTAATAAGGGCTTCCCCTAATCGCTGCAAAATCCCTTTGGACTCATTTTGTTTATTCATAGTTACATTTTTAGTTATCTCTTTTAAATTAAATATTCCATCTATACTAAAGCCTAAAATCTTGCCGTCTTTGGCGTCTTGCCATACCTTGTCATCGTGTACTTTCATCATTACTGCCCATGAGCCTACGCGGTCAGTAAAGCCAAATTTTCGAGTTTTATCATGCACGTCGTCTTCTATAATCCAAGATTCAACAACGCTCACCGCATCGCTTCCTAAATCAATTTCATGCTCTAGTGTGCTGTTGTTTACGTTGCCTTTTTTCACAAAGTCGTGCGCGGCTTGTACGATTGTCTTGCTAGAAAATACTAGGTTATAGTCACCGCTTTCGTCACTTCTAAAAATAGGCTTGTTCGGCACTAACGCAATGCCCATAAGTATTCTGCGCTCCTCGTCTACCGTTGCAAGTTTTACCGTCTTTTTTTGCTCGGATAGTGTGATCCAGTTGCTTTGCATGGCTGGACTTTTAACCACCGACAAAGCGTAAACACCCTCGTTTTCCTTTGGATTATACTCAACGTTGTAGATTCTCATATAGTTATAACGATAGTCTAAACCTTTTGTTTAACTCAAAATAAAAATAAATACTATTGTGCTTGTTTATATCAATTAGTTAAGTGTATATTTACACCAATCAAAACAAACAAATGAAGACGTGTACTAAGTGTAAAGAGGAAAAAGAGTTGAGTGAGTTTAGTAAACAAGGAAAGTACTTAAGTTCTAAGTGTACACCTTGCCTAAGAGAATACATGAAAAAATATCAGCAAAGTGATGCTCGTAAAGAATACTTACAAAGTGACGCTCATAAAGAATACTTACAAAGTGAAGCTCGTAAACAAAGCAAAAAAAAATATGAGCAAAGTGATTCTTATAAAAAATATAAAAAAGAATATATGAAAGAATACAAAAAAAGTGAAGTTCGTACAGAATATTTACAAAGTGATGATTATAAGAAAATACAAAAAAAATATCAGCAAAGTAAAGTTTATAAAGAATATAAGAAAAGTGATGCTTATAAAGAAAGCCAAAAAAAATATCAGCAAAGTGATTATGGTAAAGAAAACAAAAAAAAATATTTTCAAGAATATCACCTTAGCGAAAAGTATTTTAAAACTCTAATTAATAAAAAAGGCTTTAAAGAAAATGAAATCACCCCCGAGTTAATAGAACTGCAAAAATTATCAACAGTAACATACCGTTACACTCAAAAATTAAATCAAGTAAAATAACAATTATGAAACCAGTAAACAACAAATCACTACTCGCATTTATCTTCGGACAAATGGAAAAATTAGACAACAAAGAGATTGATGTCGAAACGGCAAACAGCCACGCTAACCTCGCAAAGGAAGCGTCTAAAAGTATTAAGTACGAAATGGACAGGGCTATGACTTTGCTAAAGTTAAGCCAGCACAACAAAGCAACAGGAGACGAGATACAAATAAGAAACGTCGAAAGTATAACCTTTGAGCCTTAAAGAACTTAACCCTATCAAATCGATAGGGTTTTTTATTATCCAAACGCAGCCTGCGACCTTGTACTACGGTCTGCGGCTTGCTGGCTTGTTACATCTTGACCCACTACAAAGGCTCTAACAGGAGGTGTATCTTGCTCGTCTAAGCCTGTGCGTAATTGGTTTACATTTGACCTGCCGACTAGATTAAAAGATGGCTGCTGCGTTGCTGTTGCCGTTGCTGTGTTACCACCAGAGCCGCCTCCTTGACCCGCTACCTTTACGGATAGTATTTGCTTAACGTTTGCCAGTCCAGCCGCTACCGCTGCCGCTGCTGCTATTGCTCCACGTATAGGCGCGTCTGGTGTTGCTAGTGTTTGCTGTGCTTTAAACGCTGCCGTAGCACTTTGGTAGGTGTCGACTAAAGTAGTTGCGACCGCTAACGCTTTGCTTGCAACCGTTCTTTTTCCCGCTAACGCTTCTAAACCTTGAGCAACTGTGCTTAAATTATTAAGCGATTGAATTCTAGAATTAGTTACGGCATCCTCTAAATCTTTTTTATCTTTTGCAACTTTTTCGTCTGCTGCCTCTTTTTTTTCTGCTGCCTCTTTTACTCTTAATGCTTCCGCTTGGTCAATCTCTTTTATCTTGTTGTCAAAATCTTGCTTTGCTGCAATAATTAACCTATCGCGTTCTAGTATGTCCTCGACCTGCAAAGCAATTTGCGCAAGCCTATCATCTCTAAGCTGTGCGGCTTCGTCTTTTGCGAGTTCTATTTCGGTTCTGCCTATCTTACCTAACTCGCCTAGTATGTCCTTACGTTCGCGTAAAAGGCTGTTTAAGTTAGTTTCCTGCTCTGCCCTAAATCCACCTACTTGTGCCTCGATTGCTATAAGTTCGTTTTGCGCTTCGATTAGTTCGCGTTGTGCTTCTATGTTTCCGTTGGTTCGTCTTACCTCATCTGCTGCGGCTGCCACCCTAAAGCCTGCCTGTGCCTTTTGCGCTTTCTCTTGCTCGTCAAGTACTTTGCCTAACTCCTCGTTTGCTGCTATCCTTTGCTCAATAGATAGCCTGTCGTCGTCCCTTATGCGTCTTTGTGTTTCTGCTAAAACGTCGAACTTCTCTATTAACCCTTGTAACCTTGCAGCGGATAGTATAGCATTATTTTGCAAATCCTTACTTGTTTTTGCTTGTTCAAATGCTGCCTCTAAACTTACTTTTCCTATGTTGGTACTTACGGCATTAGCCAAAGAACCGACTTCGCTAATAGCCCCTACAAAATTATCTTTAATTTTAAAACCCGCAGCGACCGCCTCCGTAGTTGCTTTTAATATTTCGGCTTGCGTTTGTTTTATAGATGCGTTTAGCGTCTTTATTGTTTCCTGGTCTTTATCACCGAAAAATGATTTCTCCCAAGCAAGTTGCGCCTCTTGTAATGCTAATTTTATACCCGAAAAAGCAAGTTTAAAAGGTGTTAGGGTTAAGGTTAAAATACCGCTTAAAACCTTGCCTAATTTATCAAAACCTCCGGTTGCTTGGCTAACTGATTTAAACGCATTAAAGACCGCCGTAGTAACTTCCCTAAACACGTTGCTTATAGTTCCTATTGCAACCGAAAAGAAATCTGCAACCTTTTGATTTTCGCTTAGTACTTTAGCAAATAAGGCAAACAACCCCAAAACTATTCCTAAGCCTAGACCCTTTATCGCTGTACCTATTGCGCTCATTCCTTTGCTGGCTAGTTTGCCCGCTGTGCCTGCACTCTTTGCGCTCTTGCCTACTTTGTCTATGCTTTTGGTCGCTTCCTTACCGCCTCTCTCTGCGGTGTCTGCTACGCCTTTAATCGACTCGTCTAAATCTTTAACGTTCTTTGCTGCGCCTGATTTGTCTATTACTAATTTTATAACTTTCTTAATCATTTTGTAACATTTTAACTATTCTTATAACCTTGCGTTTTGCATCTTTTAAAGTAGAAACTAGTTCATACTTTCCCTTTGCAATTTCTATTGTTTCGGTTTCACCGTAGTACTCAAATGCTTGCAGCGCGTCTATTATTTTGCCTATCATGTTGCTAATTGTAAAACTGTTATAGTCGGATTACTTACTCCGTCGGTAATATTTATAGTGCCTACTCTGTCTTCTGTAAAATTATCGGCTTTAAATGTAAATACAATGTTTTCGCCTGATGTAACTACTGGCGTTTGTACAATTATAAACTGGCTTTGCGTGCTTACAAATGCTTGCTCTGCACCTGTGTAGTAAATAGACCCGCCGTCGGCAAATTGTCCAGTAGATTGTGAAACCTTGCTTATGTCGCCCGCGCTTAGACTGGTAAAAATATCGTTTATTAAAACCAGTTTTGAAACGCCTGTGATTAAGTTAGAATCCACAGTGTCTATTATGTACCTATCGCCCTTTATTATTAGTCTGTCGTTTAGTTTTAACTCACTTGCAAGTGTTATCGGTAGGTTAGCGTTTAGCGTAAACTGTCTGCGGTTTTCACTAAACAAATCATTTAGATAATCGCTATAAAATCGTGAATACCAGTTGTCTAAAAGAGTAGCACCGTTATATTCACTGAACTCCGCGTTAAATTGTGCCGCAAATCCACCTGTCAACTGCAATGAGTGACTAGGTAAGCGCGCTTTTCTTACTTCTTGGTAGGTATCACCGCTAAATCCTATGCGATTATCGGACGTTAACTCTAGTAATGGCGCGTAAAATAAAAACGGTGCGTTGTTATACGCGTTTAAATCCTTGTCTACTATCAATCCATACTGAACTGTTGAGCCTGTAAACCTTTCAAACTGGGGATTTTCAAATGGTAGTTCTATTTTTAACTCGTCTTCTGCTGAAATATTTTCTAGTCTATCCTCAAAACCACCAAATTGTTGCGAAAAAATACCCTCATATTGTTCTGCAAGTATGCTTTGTTGCTCTTTATAACCAAAATTAATCTCGTTGTACAACTTACCGCGTGTCACGTCTAGGGTTTCTATATCTACGTACTGCGATATGTCAGTAATTGCTCCGCTATCGTACCAGCTTGCAAGGTCATTTACATAAAGGTCTCCATTATTTTGTGGTACTATTACTAAATTAAAAGCCTTTACGATTGCGGCTATAAAGTCAACTACTTTTATGTCGGGCAAAATATTCTTAATTTCTACTTGTGGCGCTAGGCTGGTAAAACTACTGGTGTTTGTGCTTTGATCACTTACTAAAATATTACTGGAGTTGTTTACAAAGTTCAAAGTCTGGTATGCTATGTCTACCGTCGCGGTTATTATGCCTTTTATTTCTAGTTTGTAGTTAAATAGATACGGTGCTGAAGTAAACGGCAGCAAGTCACCGCGGTAAGTTATTAAATTATTACCTGTTAAATAATCGCTTTTAAAAACTTGTTCACCGTTTATAAAAAATAACAAACGGTATTCTGAATCTCCAGCGCTTACATTTACTTGCGCGCTTATTTCTGGTCTAAATCTAGGTTGATAAAATTGTCTTTGATAAGGTGTAATACTAAAGGTATGCAGGTCTAGTGTTCGACTAGGTATCTCATTATCTTTGCCATTACCTAAACTCATAAATAGGTCGTCAAACTCTTGGCGCGCAAAAAAATCATCTGTAAAAAATAACCCGTAGTCCGTGCTAATTGCTTGTATTATTTCTTTTACTTTTATGGCTGGTTTTAATTCTCGCCAGCTTAACCCGCTAGTAAATGCAGCGTCATACTTTATATTTATATTATCCTCATTGTCTAGTTGTGAGCCTTGAAATAAGTATCTTCTATCATAAGATAAAAGAGGATATACTAGGCTTCCGTTTGCAATACCTAGCGCGGTGTCTAATCCACTTAAAACAGTTTGTGGGCTGTATGTATGGTCAAACTCTGCAAGGTCTAAATCACGCAATTTGTCCTCGCCTATCAAGTCCTTTATTTTAACCGTTTCACCAAAAAACTCAATCATATAATTTACTGGTACATTTGATTGCAGCGTTGCACCGTTGAGTTGAACCTTGCCTATTTTGTAAGTAACGCCTCCTAAAAGTAATAACGCGCTTTGTTTTTTTCTTGCGTCAAAACCGTTTATTATTTGTGCGTCATAGTAGTGCTTAAAAATAGCGTTGTTTAGGTCGTCAGCGGGTACTCTGAATTGCTGCGTAAAGTCTGTAAATATTTTGGTTAAATCCTGAATAGATTGCACCGACTGGTTAAGCCTTATCGTTTCATCTGGGAATAAAGTAACTCGCTCAAATGGCGATTGTTCGTTACGCTTTACGTAAAGGGCTAAGTCGCTATACATTTTGCACCGCGTCAAATGATTGTAAAAAGTCGATAGCGTAATTAATTAATTTATCGTTAAGACCTGTTAAAACTCTTAGCGATTTGCTTTCTACGTTTACAGGTGTGAAAGTTCCTGCATCATTAAAATAAACATACTCGCTATTTAGCAAGTCTTTTAGAGCTTCGTTTTGTTGCTCGTTTAGATAGCCGCTGTTGAGGCTTACGGTAGTTCGTGCGTTCTTGTTACCGCTTCTATATAAGTGTCGTGAGGTGTCGTATAAACCACCTAGAACAAAGTTATTTTTATACTGGCCCTCTTGCGTAAATGTTACGCTTTCGGTTTTAGCCTTAAAAAAAGTTAGTTGCTCAAATACTCCGAGCCTGTTTAAAAACATAACATTAACAGGTGTGAATTTACACTCTTTTACTATCTCGAAAATATACTCTGTATTTAATACTATATAAGGCGTGGTTAATGCCGTAGTGTCTACAAATAAATACTGAACTCTGTTTTCAACTATCTGACTATTTACAATAGTATTTCCATAAATTATATTTTGGTCTTTATCTTCAAAAAAATAACTCGATCCGTCGGCTAATACAGGCACTACGATTGTATCCCCTTGCTGCACTTGGTTAAACTTAGAGGTTAGTAAGACGTTGCTGGTCGTGTCTAGGTAATTGGCTCCGTCAGCATAAGACGAATATCCACGCGTAGTAATTAAGTCCACGATACGCGACTGTGGCGAGGTCTGTACGTTGTTTTGCGTGCGTATTGTCGTGGCTACTAACGAACCAACAGCGCTCGGTAGGATTCCAGTAGATGCACGCCATACGGGTCTAGGATTTAGGAAGTCTAAAGCAAAGCGCGAAATTAAAACGTCAAAATATTCCCAGTTTAAACTAGGCGTAAATACTTTTTTCTCATAGTTAGGTGATGCAAGGCTTGCGCTGGTGTCGCCTGTCCTAAAAAACATCTGCACATTCTGGAATAGTTCCGTAGTTATTCCTAAAGATAGGTAATAGTTTGAACGCGCAAGCATTAATCCGTCAACTGCTGGCACGCTGCTAGGTGTGTTCGTTATTAATGCGCTTACTCTTAAGTCGTTAGGCGCGAAAGTAAACAACTGATTTATAAATATGTCAGGATTTGTACTTTTAACCGTTACAACGTTGACTAAAATAGTACATTCCCATTGCCCACTAGCAACAAAGTCTAAGTCTATCGCGTCTTTGTATAGCTGTGCTTGCGTGTTTGAGTCTGTTCCTGCTGAAAATTCAAAGGCTTGCGACCTTGTTTGTACAATAGTTTCTAAAACTACCCCGCTAGACTGCGTGGATTGATTTGTAAAGCCTATCGATAAGCCGTTATTTTGTACGTTAAAATCAAATTCCTGATCAAACGTTATTTCTATCTCTGCGAATGTTGCCATAATATTTATAACGATAAAATGGGTATCTTTGTTTAAATCAAAACAGCATCATGCAATATACATTTGTAAGAACACAAGAAAAAAAAGAGGGTTATACATTCGAGCAACCTGTCGATAGTATTTAGGTATGACCTTACGATGTAGTAAATCTTAACAGGTCGTCAAGTTCTAATGCAAACGCTTCTACGACTTCTTCTGGCAGTTTTTTAAATTCGTTCTCGAATGGCTTAGTAAAAAACTTAGTAGGCTTTATACCGCGTTTAAAAATAGCAGTAGCAACAGCAAATCCAAAAGATTTATAAGTAGTGAATTTGCCTTGTTTGTTTCTAGGTTTTATGCCTTTAAGTTTAGCCCACTTCTCAAATATTTGCGCAGGCGGTTTCTTAGTCTTGTAACTAAAAGGAGTGTTAAATTTGCGTTCCGTACCGCTTACACCGCTGTCTTGAAACTGCCAGTAATTCTCTAAATCAAAACTTAAAATAAAAGAGTTCGGGCTTACGGTCAAATCGTATTTTGTAGATTCATATAACCCCTTACTTGCGTTCATTTTATTACGCGTTAAGTTTGCTCGCGCTTGCTGCTGTACGCGCTTACCGAACGTGTCAAGGGCTTTTTTTACGGACATATAGACATAACATTGTTAGGCACTTCAACAAGTAGGTTAAGTTCCCAGCCGTAAATACCATTTTTAACTGAACCTACCTTTGTAAATCCGCTGTCTGTTGACACGCTTATTATCTCATTCCTTACTAACTCATTGTACATACGTCTAAGCGATTGTAAAGAGGTGTTATAAACGTCTTGTCGGTTGTCGTTGGTAGTAAACTTGTCGGTGTTTATCTCTTTACGTGTCTGCACCATGTCAAGGATTTGAACCGTTACGTTAAACTGAAAATTGTTTGCCGTGAAGTTTCCGTCTGCTGCCTCTATATGCGCGAGCGGGTAAAGGTTCTTTTTCTGTATATCGATTTGGTCTATTTGGCTGCCCTCGGTAACTGTGTTAATGTCGGTATCTGCGCTTAAAATAGACAGTAGGTAGTTAAGTAGTTGTGTATATGCGTTCATAATGTTAAAACGATTTGACTAGGCTTTTTGTTTAGCCATTGTGTTAAGGTCGCTTTGGTACGCCATCTCCATAAACGCCTGATGTATTCGCATTTGCTCTACTTGCTCTATCGTGTAATTGAAAGCAGCGCATAACACTCTAATGTGATGATACCAGCCCCATTTTTTACCGAAATTATTACGGATATTTGTCGCGTCGTTTACTTCGCCGCCTTGGAATACTTCAGGGTAGAGGTTAATAAGTCTTCCCTTAAAGTCAAAAAAAAACCTATCGCAGACCTTACCACGTCCATTGGTAGCGCGTGTATTTTGTCTATGTGTAACGCTTCCCCTGTGTACTTTTGCACGCTGTAAGAGCCTATTACTTTCTGCTCAATAGGTCTGTAAAGTACCGCCATAAAATAGTCGATAGTGCTTTCGTCCTCTGTGTAGAATTTTTCTAAGTCCACATATTCCGATACGCTTACATTGTCTAAATTAGGTATAAATCCCAAGCCTTTATAAGTAGTTACTAGCGGCTTTGCTGGCTCTTCTAATACACCATGTAAAATATTTACAATTTCTTTATAATCCTTTATCGGTATTTGTTCGACATCTTTTAAAGATAGCCCGCAAAACACGCTTAAAAGCTTCTTATCTGCTTGCTGCTGCGTTATCTCTTTGTTAGCGTTTAAGTACTCGTTATACTTCATAAACTGTATAAGGCTTACCTCGCTTAGTTGTGTAGGTATGTTTATGTTCATTTAGGTTGATTTTTATATTCGTGTATATAGCAGTCTTTTGCCATGTCTATAAACTCATCTTTTGTCACGTGTGGGCAATAAGTAAGAATTGCGCCATATTCTTGGGTCATTTCATTTTCTGTTGATTGGTAGGCGTAACTCATTTCTTGATTTACAACGCACATATATGTAATTTGACCAATTATATCAAACCATTCTTTATTTATTTTTAAACGACTTATTGTTAAATCTTCCTTGTTTATGTTCATTGTGTTTTGTTTTAATCGTTAGTTTTTTTTAGTGAGTTCAAATATAGTGATAATTGCCGCGTCTATTACTTGGCGCTTAGAACTATTTTGGTAACTCTTTTTACTAGAGTAATTAAACATCTTGCTTATCTTCTCGTTCGTTAGTCCTAACTCTTTGCGTACTTGTTTAATTGTTGTCATTGTTTTATAGGTTGGTGAATTATTGTTTTCCGTATAGCGCAACAGCTTTAGCGTGCTTGCTCTCAGCGTATGGCTTGCTGTATGTTAGTCCTATTTTAACATCAAACATTCCTAAACGGCTTTGTGCTTCTTTAAGATTTCCAAATAAATCAGCTTTTGAAAACCCCTCGGTGATAGTCATTTTTCTAAAGTTATTTAAAAGGTCTAACATAAAGTCTTTCATAGATGCTTTGTAAAAGTCTTTGACGTTATTATTATAGTAGTTAACTACTTCATCTCTGTTTTCGGTTAAAAATTCTTTAGTATTCATAGTGTTTGTTTTAGATTGTTACCGCCTTAGCGAATTCAAATCTACAAAACTTTTATATATTACCAACTATAAATGGTATGAATTAACGTTATTTATAATCGTTATGCATAACTACCTAACGTAATAAACCCCTTTAGGCTTACCAAATAATTCCATTATCGCATAACGAACCCCGTCAATGGCGTGGTTGTTTATGTCAATAGGCTTGTTTAATCGCTCGCCTGTCTTATCTGTTGCCCATGTGTAAGATTGAAATTCTTTTATTAGGTTCTTAGACTTTGTAGTAATTACAATATCCTGCTCTTGCATTAATTGTATGCCAAAATTTATGCTATCGTTGCCCTTTTTGGCTGGTAGTATGCGTATGCCCGCTCGCTTAATCTCTGCGATGCTCTTTGGCTCTGCGCTGTCTGCGTATATGTATAGACTAGTCCCGATAGATTGCTGCTTACAGAGGCTTACAATGTCGCTGTTGAGCAAACCAGTCTTATATACTTCCTCATCTAAGACAATGCTATCGTTATATTTATAGATACTTGTTATCGCGGTAGGGTCATTTGTATAACCAAAATCTAAGCCATGACCTAGTAGCCTTGCATCTTGTGGCACGCTGTCTATTTGTTTAAACGATTCAAATATAACGCCCTCAATGCCGCCTGTGTTACCTAAGCCATAAACCTGCCATTTGTTTGCCCAGTACTCGCTCTTTATTGTGCCGTCGTCATTGTATCCCTTACTCTTATACCGCAGTATTTCGTTGCGTTCCTGCTCGCTTAGGTACTCATTATCTAAAAAAGTAAGTTGTAGAAAATCGCAGTCGTCGCGCGGTATCACTTCCTTATGCGCCCAAAATTCTACGTTCGGATTATAATCAATTATGATGCGCTTAGCGCGTGAGGTTAGTTCTCGGTATGATTCAAAGTTAATTTTGTTAGCTTCGTTAATATACACTAGGTCAGATCGTAAGCCTTTACCCACATCGTCTTTATCTAAGCCTATAAAGCGAATGAACGAACCACCAGAAAAAGTAATTTTAGGCTGTCCGAAATCGATACCAGTCATTTTACATTTAATGCCTAGTTTGTCTATTATATTAATGCAGTCTTTTAAAACCGTATCGCGCATCTTTGACAGTTCAGAAGATACAATATAGTACTCTTTGTTTTTTTCTTGCGCTAAAGTATCTACAATAATAAGACAGGCGCTGTAAGTCTTTGCCGCACCTTGCGAACCTTGCAAACACCAAATTCGCTTTTTTAGGGCGCATATTTTATTTAAGGCTGTTGTTACTTCAATCATTTTTTGGCTCAATCAACGGATTAATAGAAAGTATCTTTTGCTTTATGCTTTCGCCATTCGTGGTAACATCTACAGATTGTTTAGGCTTGCCATACATGTACTCAAAGTATAATCGAACAGCCCATGATTGGTCTTGATTTAAACCATTCTCTAGTGCTTTATATGCCTTATTTACTAAAGGCGTAAGCTTTTCAATTAGCTTTTGCTCCTCGGCTTTTGGTTTGCGTCCAGCGTTCTTGTTACCACCGTTATTTTTTCTATTATCCATAATCAAATAAAATCATTAATGATTAATCATATACAAGCTAAGTCGTTTATCTTAGTTTTGTTTTGGTTATTTTAAAGTTAAAATCTCGGCAAGTTTAGTAAAGGTTTTTGCCAGTCCCTCTTTTTCTTTTTCGGTTACATCAATTTTATCGTAAGCCTGAAATATTTCATAATTAGTAGCACCATATTTTTTATTTAATACAATTAAACTTAATAGCTGGCTTTCTTTTTCACTTAGATTAAAATAATTATGTATTAAATTATCTTGCTTATCGCTACTAAGCAAACATATTTTATCTAGTTCAAGGTTAAGATGATAACCTATTTCGGTTAAACACTCTGCTTTAAATTGATAATTAAATCCCTTTATTTGTTTTTTAGTAAATCCCATTGTTAAATATTGTTATTGTTAATAAAACTTTCTTATACTATCTAAATAAATATCGTTGCAGTCCTGATAATCAAATCCATCTGGCAATTCTTGTAATGGTTCTACATTTACTCGTATATAGATACATTCTCCTTTGTCTTGAAAGTAGTAATCTTCTATGTTTAAGTGAATTATTTTACACTTAATTTCAATATCATCACCTTTTTCATCTTCACCAATTATAGCCGTTACGGTTTGCCCTATTAATTCTCTTAAATCATTCATGTTTATTTTTTTTATAGTTAATACTTTGCGTACACTTTCTCTATTCCTTTAATTAGTTGTAGCCAGCCCTCGCCTCCGCAGCTTCTACACGGCTCTAGTGATGTGATGTTAATAGCGTTGTAAGTATCTTCTATAAAGTCCATATCCGAATCTAATATTATATTCTTATCCGCTACTCTATACGCGCCCCAGTCTTCAAATTGCTGCTGTGTCATTTCGCCTTTAATATTATTAAAGGGAAACGCTTTATTTAAAAACTTTTGCCTACGTGAGCAACCCTCACATTGCTTAATGCCTAGTGATTGAGTAAACGCCTTAACGACATCGCCTATGCCTGTCATTTGCGGCTTGTTCTTAACTCCTTTTTTTCGTCCCATTTTTCCTTTTGTATTTTTTTAATGCGTTTATAAACTGCTTTATCTCTTTGTCGCTTTCTTTTTCTGTCGCTTTGCTTTCTTTATTTTTCATTTTATTGCTTTTGTGCTAGGTATGAATCTCTTAACTCCTTATCAAATTTTAAGCTGTTTTTAATTTTAACCACGTTGTATGAAATAGTTGAGTAGTGTACTTGATAACGCTTGCCAAGTTCACGAAAGGTTTTACCGTCTACCTCCATGAGTGCTAAATCAGCATAGTATGGGTCGTGCTGTTTTAACTTTTCCGTAAGCATTAACTCCGCTGCTGTGGCTTCATTATCTTCGTTCTCTTGCGTTAAGTAATTACTAACATCTTCTATATCTATTTCGTGCTTATCGGTTCTTAAAACGTCCCTAAACAAGTTTAAGATACACCAGTAGACATAAGAACTATTTGTTTTGGTATAACCGTTGCGGTCAAACTTAACATACATCTCTTGCACTAACTCATCGCCTAGTTGCGTGTTGTTAGTTATAGAGTAAGCGTAAGACCGCCATTTGTTATCATGCTCGGCTAGTTTGTCTAAGGTTGTTTGCATGGCTGTAAAGCTACTAAAAATAAACGAATAAAAAAAACTACTCCGCGAGGTGCAAAATAGTTTTGTTAATTGCTTGCATTATTGTCTTAGTTGTGTGGTCTACTTTACCCATTACTTCGCGGTCTGGATAAGTTACTAAAATTCTTATTTTGTAGTCTTGGTTTTTCATTCCTACGTTTATACCTTGCGCGGCTAGTTTATTTTTTGCTTGTTGTAGTTCCATTTTTATCGTGTATGCTTTTTATTTTTTAAACATACAAATATGTCTTTAAATTTTTAGATTTTCACATATCCGATGTTAGCACACATTAGTTTGTTATATTCTTTTATGATGCTTATTACAACACTCGTGGCTCATTGAGTTTTTGAAAATGGTTTTTCTATCCGATTTATCACAAACAAACGATGTGCTAACACCGTCTATAATTAATGCTTTAAGTTCGCTGCTTTCCAATGGTTCTGGCTTATTTTCTCGTTCGCTTAATTTGTCCTCTAAATAATCAACATACCTATCTAAATTACTTGCATAACTATAAAGATGTGGGCTATTTATATATTCATTATGTACTGTTTTAACATCTGCTTTTTCAGCGAAGTAATCTTTAATATTCGGTCTTTCCATCGCTCACTTTTTTAAGTTTATAATTCAAAGTTATTTTTCTATTTACCGCACTAATCATAGACGTCGCACGTTATCTACAAATATCTTTTTTGCTTTTCAATTTTGTTAAAAACGCAAGTTTATGCGTATATCTAATAGTTAGCAGTAATTTAAAGGAAACCAACCTATCGTATCGTTGAATTCAACAAAACGATGAAGTCCGCTATCGTCTTTGAATACTTTTGTTTTTACTTCAACGCCATCTTTTAAAACTGCAATAAACTCATAACCTTTTTTGTTAGGTATTAGTGCTAATTCTTTCATTTTTAAGTTATTTATTTAATTAATATTCAATTACTTATATCCACAAAAGGTTATCAATAAACCTATGTGTAATTTTTGTGAGATAGGTTGGATTCGAACCAACACTCCTATTTTATTAAGTACGCTAATACTTTTTATTTAGGTTTTTTAAAAAAACTTGTACTTCGTTTTTTATTATAGCGTCTACCAATTCCGCCACTATCTCATATTTTTACCATATTGCTAACATCAGCAAAAAGGCATAAAACTACTGCTAACACTGTATATAAAACAGCTTTAGTCCGTGCTTAATCGGTGGTTATTGTTTATTTATTAAGTTCTTTCCATTTTGGAAATTTGTGCTATTTTACAAGCCGTTTCATATACTTAACGTTATAAAACATTTAAAAAGGGCTAGTATTTAATTACAACTAGTTTTTTAATTTTATCTTTTTCGTACATGTATTTTTGAAAATAACCTTTATCGATTAAACCTTGCGCCTTTTCCTTACTATAAAAACCAGTTGCCCAAAGTTCATTTTGGTAGTCTTTGCTCATGACTTTATACATTCTTTATTTATTTTTTTAAACTTTTAACAACAATATATATAAAAAACAAGGCAGATATTAAGTCCTTAGTGTGGTCTGTCTGCGCACAACATTTTATCCTGTCCACTTCGCCAGCTCTTTCGAGTGCCTTGAATTTCATATACTAAAAATTACTTATGCCGTTTATTAAACAAGTATTCTTGAACCTCTTTTATCGCCTTGCGCTTTGCCTTGTGCAAACTTAAATAGTTAGGATCGCTTTTGTTATTCTCGTACTCGTTTGCTTCCCTTACTTCTACATAAGTAAATATCTCACGTTGCCCCTGCGTGAGGGTGTTAAAATCTTCCTCACGCATTCTTAGGAACATTTCTTTTGCGCCTTGCATTATGATAGTTTTAATTTCATAGCGTCTTTAGTCGCAGCGGTTGCGGCTTGTTCTGCTGGTGTAAACGCCTTATAAGTAGATTGTAGTTCACCCATAGTATTGCAAGCGTTTAGCCTGTTGTTTAAACGTGTTATGTCTAGTTTTGGGGCTATTTGTTCGCCTGCTGCGTCTGCATCTTTATCGGTAACCAATCCTAACATGCTAGAAAGGCTGTAACGTCTTATGTAGGTAATCGCGCTGCCCAGTAATTGAAAGTCATTCATACCTTTTAAAGTTACGCCTTGTGGTATGTCTGTTATGCTTTTGATTGTTTCCCCAGTATCTACGTGAAACAAAATAGTTTCAATAGTTATACCGTTTACTAGTTGCGTAAAGCCTAGACCATTCTTAGCCAATAAAGGATTAATTGTTTCTAGTATTGTGCTTAGATTTGTGTACGTATAGCCGTAGCCTTTCGTGTCCTGATGGATTGTTTTTACTTCTTGCTGAAATAAAGCTAGTGATTTATAAATGTTTTTCATTATATTTGCGTTGTTTTTGATTGTTATTTAACCGCTGTACTCCTTGTGCAGCGGTTTTTTATTTTAAAGTAGTCCTTTGTATTCGTAGCCTTCCGCCTTTGCATCCTGTATAAAGTCTTTTGCAAGGCGTTTAAATCCAAGTTCTAACGCGGTGATGATTAGTATAGGGGCTTCTTGGTAAATATACTCGCTGTGCCAGTCTATTGCGTTAAAATCTTTTTGCAATAACTCTTTTAACTTGTCTTTTACTTTTGTTTTCATTTCTCTGTGTTTAGATTGTTAGGTGTAAATATACACTATTATTTGTAATTAAAGCCATTTTATAAAATCTATGTAGTTAAAATATAGCGTTAGGTCGTAACATTCACCCCTTTCAAATCGTCTTATTTTTGTAAGATTACAATTCAACTCCATTGCGATGTTTTCTACCGATATATCCGCAGCGATTCTACTTTCGCGTAAGGACTTAACTTGTTCTTTTACAAGATCTCTAGTTGTTAAGTCCTTTATGTCGTCTAAAGTAGTCATATTACCAAGGTAAATCATCTGCCTGCGCGTCTAGTTCAGACGTTGCTGGCTGGAATGGTGCGGTTGCGTTTAACCCTGCTTTTGATTTGTCAATTCTCCAGCCTGTAATAGTATTAAAATACTTGTTTTCGCCTTGTGGTGATACCCATAAACGACCTCGAATATTTATACCTACGGTTACAGATTCGCCAACTTTAACAGCGTTTAAAAGGTCTGTTTTGTCTTGGTGAAACTCCACCAAAATATCTTGTGGATATTGTTCTTCGGTTGTGATTACTAACTCACGCTTTTTGAATTTTTCGCTTACCGCTTGCGATGCGTTAATTACTTTTACTGTTCCTGATAACTCCATTTGTTGTTTATTTAGTTGTGAAAAAATTAATTACTTCTTTTAGTTCTTGTAAACTGTTTATTTTCATGCACGCGACTATGTTTCCCTCTGATTTTTTACCTACGCGATACATTTCGCAAATCTGTGTTTCCTTAGCCCAATTAATCGCTATGTGTGGTGTTAACTGCTTTTCGATTATTGCATAGTCA